ATAATCCTAAATATCGTTTTGTTGTAGCAGCACTGTCTAGAAGACAAGGTAAGACTTATATAGCAAACATAATTGGACAGTTAGTGGCACTTGTACCTGGTACAAATGTTCTAATCATGAGTCCGAACTATTCACTATCACAAATTTCTTTCGACTTACAACGAAATCTAATTAAGCACTTTGACTTAGAGGTAGCCAGGGACAACGCTAAAGACAAAATCATAGAGTTAACAAATGGAAGCACTATTCGTATGGGATCAGTCAATCAGGTGGATAGTACCGTTGGTAGGTCTTATGATCTTATTATATTTGATGAAGCGGCCTTAGGTGATGGAGGAATGGATGCGTTCAACGTAGCCCTAAGACCTACACTAGATAAACCTAATAGTAAGTGTCTATTTATATCTACGCCTCGTGGAAGAAACAACTGGTTTTCAGACTTCTACCAACGTGGGTTCAATGACGAGTACGATAATTGGGTATCGATGCGAGCCACGTACCACGAAAATCCTAGAATCTCCCAAAAAGATATTGACGAAGCTAAGAAAGGTATGTCAAAGGCTGAGTTCGAACAAGAGTACCTAGCGTCTTTCAATACTTTCCAAGGACAAGTATGGAACTTCAACTATGAGGAATGTGTTGCAAACTTAGAGGAACTTAATGTATCAAAAATGGATATATTTGCTGGTCTGGATGTTGGTTACCGTGACCCTACTGCTTTTTGCGTTATTGGGTATGATTGGGATTCTGAAACATACTATATATTAGATGAGTACATGGAAGCTGAGAGGACTACTGAGCAACATGCTAAGGTTATACAGAAAATGATTGATAAGTGGGATATAGACGCAATCTACATCGACTCCGCAGCTCAGCAAATGCGTTTCGATTTAGCCCAGAATTACGATATTTCAACTATCAATGCCACGAAGAGTGTGCTGGACGGGATTGCGTCTGTTTCCACAATTGTGGATAATGACAAATTGATTGTGGATCAACGTTGTAAAGACACTTTAACATGCTTGGACCAATATCAGTGGAATCCAAATGAGAACCTCTTGACGGAGAAACCGGTACACAATATGGCCTCGCACATGGCAGACGCACTTAGATACGCTCTTTATACTTTTGTAGCCTCTGACATAACTTTTTAGTACCACCAACTGAAAAATACGTCTTGACTTTTCACCCTAAATTTGATATAATTGCCCATATATAGCGAGATTTTAACAAAAACAACTTATGAGTGAACTTAAACGCGATAAGATTAAATACATTAGAGACCGAGCAAAGTCGGCTTATGTAAAAGACGAGGAATGTTACATCTGTGGCGGAGTAGAGACTTTAGACTTCCACCATTTTTACAGTGTAACGGAACTTCTTAATAAGTGGATTAAAGAAAAGAAACTAGTTATACTGACTGCAGAAGATATGATAGGTATGAGGGACGAGTTTATTGAAGCGCACCATAAAGAAATTTATGATGACACAGTTACTCTTTGCCATAAGCATCATTTAAAACTACATTCAATATATGGCAAGAAACCTTCTTTAGTCACTGGACCTAAACAGAAACGTTGGGTAGATAAAAGAAGGATAAAAGAATATGGGAATAATTAGAAATTTGGTTCAGAAACTGAACCCCGTACAGCCAGATATAGCAGCATCTCCAGGTAGCCAAGGACCACAAACTCCTTCTATACCTTATGAAAGAGCCTACGAAAGACTAGAATGTGTAAATCGTGGCGTAAATATGGTTGTAGATGCTGCATCACAGATTAATATGGATATAGGTGACAAGGAGTCTTTTCCTGGTGTAGCTACTATACGACATAAGAAGTTGGCCGCTCTATTAAATAGAAACCCAAATCCTTATCAGTCGGCAGATACTTTTAGACGTAATATATTTTTAGATATGTTAATGGATGGCAATGCTTTTATATATTTTGATGGAGCACACTTATTCCACTTACCCGCAGTTAATGTCACTATTCACCCAGACAAGAAGACATTTGTAAGCGGTTATGATTATAGTGGTAAAAAGTTTAAGCCGCAGGAAATTATACACATACAAGACAATTCAGCAGATTCTATTTATAGAGGTAAATCTAGACTACGATCAGCTAGAGACTCAATAGACTTGTTATACAGTATGAAAGCTTTTCAGCAAAACTTCTTTAAGAATGGAGCTGTACCAGGACTAGTATTAAAGAGTCCTAATACATTAAGCTTAAAAGTAAAAGAAAGATTAATTAATTCTTGGGCACAGAAGTACAACCCTAAGAACGGAGGCAGAAGGCCTTTAGTTCTAGATGGGGGTTTAGAGATAGACAGTATTTCAAATGTGGATTTCAAGAAATTAGATTTTGAGGATTCAGTAACTAACTTAGAGAATACAATCTTAAAAGTTATTGGTATCCCACCAATTTTAATGGATGGTGGCAATAATGCTAACATTAGACCCAACCAGAAATTAATGTATCAAGAAACCGTTCTACCTTTGGTTAGGAAACTAATTAGTGGACTAGAGCGATATTTTGGTTATGACCTTGCAGCAGCACTAGAAGACCTCTCGCCTTTACAGCCAGAGTTAGATGATAAAGCAAAATACTACAGCACTTTAGTTAATGGAGGAGTTATTACTCCTAATGAGGCTAGAGTAGCATTAAGATTAGAGAAGATAGAAGGTCATGATGATATACGCATACCTGCAAATATTGCAGGTAGCGCAAGCAACCCTTCTGAGGGCGGAAGACCTCAGGGAAACGAGGAAAATAATGAATAAAAAGTTTGAAATTAACTCATTATTTGATGTGATAGAGAAAGACGGTAAGTCTGATACTCTAACAATCAAAGGTTATGCAAATACAGTTTCCAAAGACCGATCTGGCGATGTAATCGTTAAAGAGGCTTGGACCAAGGGTGGTATGGATGATTATCTAAAAAACCCTATTATCCTTGCTTTCCATGACTATTCACGTCCAGTAGGTACCACTGTTGATTACAATGTAACTGACAAGGGACTGGAAATTGTTGCAGAAATTAGTAAAGCTGCAGGTGAAGTGTATAACTTAATCAAAGACGGAGTTTTAAAAACATTTAGTGTTGGTTTTAGCATCAAAGATGCGGACTACGAGAAGGAAGACGATACGTTCTATATCAAAGATTTATCTTTGTATGAAATTAGTGTTGTATCGGTTCCCGCTAATCAAGATTCAACTTTTTCTTTAGCTAAGTCTTTTTCGGATGTAGATGAGTATAACTCATTTAAGAAATCATTCGGTAAAGAAGTAGAAGAAGTAAAAGATGAATTACAAAAGGAAGAGAAGGAACCTTCTCAGGATAACATTCTTAAGGAAATTAATATGGATAAGAAAGAACTAGAAGCTATGATGTCTAAGTCTGCAACTGCAGCTTTAGACTCATACAAAGCTGAAGTTGCTGAGAAGGCTGAGAAGTCTGCAGCAGAAGCTACACTTAAATCAATTGAAATGGGTAAAACCCAAGCAGAGAAAACTGCAGAGGCTTTAGAAGCTAAAATTAAAGAAGATGGCGATAGCTACTCAAAGGCAATCAATGAAATGTCTGACGAGCTTAAATCTGCTAAAGATGAGATGGCTGCTATGCAATCATCTAAGATGCAATTCTCAGAAGCTGGATCAGATGTTCCATCTTCAGATGAACTTAACAATGCATTCATCACAGCTAAGATCTTAGGTAAGTCAATTGACCAAACTGAGATTGGTAAACAGTTAATCGAGAAAGCTACGCGTTTCTCTGATACAGACTGGGAAACTACTTGGAACTCTACAATTTTTGAAGGAATTCAAAACCGTGTTGTAGTTGAGCCGGTATTCCAATCAATTGCTATGAATGCACGTGTTATGAACTTCCCGTTCAACCCAGATACTGGTGTTGATGCAACTTGGGTAGCAACTGGCGCATTTAATGATGGTGATTCAGTTGGTACAGCATTTAACGATGCTTCTTCAGGTACTACTAAAGCGACAGGCTTAACAGAGGTGACAATGTCTGCTTCTAAACTAGCTACTCGTGAGTACATTGGTTACGAAGAGGAAGAAGATGCATTGATTCCAATTGCTGGTATCGTTCGTGATGCTATCATCCGTCGTATGGCTCGTACTTCAGACGCATCTATTTTAGGTGGCATCTCAGGCGTTCCGTTTACTACATTAGCGGGTAACGCTGGTGGTTTAGCGGCAAATGATGTTGCTACTTCAGGTGCAGCAGTTGATCTTTCGGTAGCTAATTTATTAGCAGCACGAATCAACATGGGTCAGTGGGGCATGAATCCTGCAGACTTAACTGTATTCTTATCTCAAGCAGCTTACTACAACTTGTTAGATGCTGCAGAGGTAATTAC